ATCTCCACGAAACAACGAAGAATTATCCACCATTTAATCTAGTTACGATCAGCGAAGTAGAATCGAAATTAGAAATTGCACTTGCAGGATTTAAAAAGAAAGAAGTAAATGTCTACACACAAGACGGTAAACTCTTTGTCGAAGGACAAAGGGAGGATACCGAGTCCGAAAAAACTTATGTCCACAGAGGAATGGCTCAACGATCTTTCACCAGATCTTGGACATTGGCAGAGGACACGGAAGTTAGATCAGTTGAATTTGAGGATGGGTTACTAACTATTGTTCTCGGTAGGATTGTTCCAGATCATCATCAGAAAAAAGTATGGTTCTGATACCCTAACTAATTTTTGCTGCGGTTGATACAGAAGTGTATCATAGTGATACAGTATAATCTATATAATTATGTAATCTGATGGAGACCATTATGAACTTCACCATGACTACCATACTTTTTGGTACAACAGCATCTCTTTTTAGTTGGGGAGTGTTGTATCCTGTTCTATCCTAATATGTCCTGAACCATGGAAATTCTAGCAATCATCGCAGCAATCTCAGCAACATCATTGGGAGCATATTGGATGACACCTAAAAACTGAATAAATAAAACTGAATATCGTCGTCGCAGAGGACAACTGGCAAAATCCAGTAAGTCCTCTATTTTTTTGGAGATTATTATGAGTTTACAAGTCAACGATTCATTAGTTCACGGATTTATCCAAAAAGAATTAGAGAGACAACAGAATCATCTAGAGATGATTGCTAGTGAGAACTTTACGTCTCTTGATGTGATGGAAGCTCAGGGTTCAATTCTTACTAATAAGTATGCAGAAGGATTGCCTGGTAAAAGATATTATGGTGGATGCGAATGGGTTGACCAACTTGAGGATCTAGCAAGAGAAAGGGTAAAGGAATTATTCAATGCAGAATGGGCAAATGTCCAACCTCATAGTGGAGCACAAGCAAATGCTGCTGTATTTCTTGCTCTTCTGAAACCAGGAGATACTGTTCTATCTCTTGATCTATCCCATGGAGGTCATCTATCCCACGGATCAAAAGTTAATATGTCGGGTAAGTGGTTCAATGTTTGCCACTATGAAGTTGATGAGACTGGTAGACTTGACTATGATAGAATATTAGAACTTGCAAGAGAATGCAAACCACAACTTATCATCTGTGGATTCTCCGCATACACTAGAACAATTGATTTTAGTAAGTTTAGAAATATTGCTGATGAAGTTGGATCATACCTATTAGCGGACATTGCACACATTGCAGGATTGGTTGCATCAGGTGTTCATCCATCACCACTTCCATATGCAGATGTAGTTACCACAACAACTCATAAGACTCTGAGAGGACCGAGAGGTGGGTTGATTATGTCTAATGATGTGGAGATGGGTAAGAGGTTAGACAAGGCAGTATTTCCAGGAACTCAGGGTGGTCCATTAGAACATGTGATTGCTGCAAAAGCAGTTGCATTTGGTGAGGCACTTAAACCAGAGTTTAAAGAGTATTGCTCGCAAGTTGTTTCTAATTCAAAAACACTTGCCAAGAGATTAATTGAAAATGGTATTAACATTGTATCTGATGGAACAGATAACCATATTGTTCTACTTGATCTGAGGAGTCTAGGAATTACTGGAAAGATTGCTGATCAACTGGTAAGTGAAATTAATATCACTGCGAATAAAAATACAGTTCCTTTTGATCCAGAATCACCCTTTGTTACCAGTGGATTAAGATTGGGTTCATCTGCTCTTACTACTAGAGGGTTTGATGAAAACGACTTTGTTGAGGTTGCTGATATTATTGCAAGTAGATTAAAAAATTATGAGCAAGATGGGAATAAAGAAGAATGCTTAAGAAGAGTATCTAAACTTTGCGAAGGTAATCCTCTCTACTAAATAAAATTGAATATCGTCGCCGCAGAGGGGAAACTGGCACAATCCAGTTGACGCCCCTCTTTTTTCTTGCTATAATGAATTGAGGAAAATACACTAAGATGACTGTTAAATTGATACTCCTTAAAACAGGAGAAACTCTTGTTAGTGACGCCAAGGAAGTTATCCAGGAGGAACAGACTCGTGGATATCTCCTTTCTGAACCTCAGATTGTTGACTCGCATGAAAAAACAATGCTGATGGAGGCTGATACTGGTAAGGGTAATTATGAGTTGGATATTGTCCTTCGTCCTTGGATGCTTCTTTCTAGCGATAAGGAATTTGTAATTACAACAGATATTGTTGCTACTATCTGTGAACCAATTGCTAGTATCAAAGATATGTATGAGCGTAAAGTTAATCCTGTACCATTGTCTGAAACGGAGATTGTAAGTGAGTAATCCAGTTAAATGTCTCTTGATTGAGACATCTCTAGTCATTTCTGAACTTGAAGAACTTGATGCGGAGATTGGTAATCCCGACTGTAAGTTAATTAAACCTTATCGTTTTTTGGGGATTGATAAAATGGAACCATGGGTTGAAGCTTCCAATCAAACTGAATACATGATAAGATCTAGTGATATTCTTACTATCGCAGATCCAACTCCAGAAGTTGTTGCAGCGTACTTGAAACTTACAGAATGAGATTTTACACGAACGTCCAAATGGTCGGGGATCACTTCTTGGTCCGAGGTTATGAAAATGGTCAACATTTCGCAACCCGAGAGAAGTTTTACCCGACTCTTTTTGTTGCTGCCAACAAAAAAACAAAATACAAAACTCTTGAAGGTGAATATGTTGAATCAATTGATCCTGGAACTGTTCGTGAGTGTCGTGAATTTATCAAGCGATATGATGGCGTAGACAACTTTAAAATCTATGGAAACGATAGATACATCTATCAGTATATTTCTGAGAAGTATCCTGAAGAAGAAATTAAGTTTGATACTACAAAGATCAAGATTTCTACAATTGATATTGAGGTAAAGACTGAAAATGGATTCCCTGATGTAGAGTCTGCTGCAGAAGAAGTTCTTCTGATTACGGTGCAGGATTACACCACTAAGCAGATTCGCACTTGGGGACAAGGACCCTTTAATAACAAGCAACAGAATGTTATATACAAGCAGTTTAGAACTGAGTATGAACTCCTAAATGACTTCATCAATTGGTGGATGATTGAAGATAATACTCCTGAAGTTGTTACTGGTTGGAATAGTGAACTGTATGATATGCCGTATCTTGTACGTCGTATCGATAGGATCTTGGGTGAGAAGTTGATGAAACGTCTTTCACCTTGGGGTTTGGTGACTGAACGTGAGACCATTATTATGGGTCGTAAACATATTTCCTATGATGTTGGTGGTATTACGCAACTTGATTATCTAAATCTTTATAAGAAGTTCACTTATAAGGCGCAGGAATCCTATCGACTGGATTATATCGCGAGTGTGGAACTTGGACAAAAGAAACTTGATCACTCTGAGTTTGATACCTTTAAAGATTTCTATACTAAAGGGTGGCAGAAGTTTGTAGAATACAATATCATTGACGTGGAACTTGTTGACCGCCTGGAAGACAAGATGAAACTGATTGAACTAGCAATCGTTATGGCGTATGACGCTAAAGCGAATTATGCTGATGTGTTCTCTCAGGTTCGTATGTGGGATACGATTATCTACAATTACCTTAAGAAGAGGGATATTGTTATTCCGCCAAAAGTCCGTTCAGATAAAAACGAAAAGTACGCAGGTGCTTATGTTAAAGAACCGATTCCGGGAAAGTATGATTGGGTTGTGTCTTTTGACCTTAACTCTCTATATCCTCATCTTATTATGCAATACAACATCTCTCCAGAGACGTTACTTGAGGAGAGACACCCATCAGCTACGGTTGATAGAATCCTTAATCAAGAGATAAACTTTGAACTGTATAGTGATAATGCTGTTTGTGCTAATGGTTCAATGTATCGAAAGGATAGGAGGGGATTTCTTCCAGAACTGATGGATAAGATCTACAAGGATCGAACCGTCTATAAAAAGAAGATGTTGCAGGCGAAACAACAGTATGAAAAGACTCCAACTAAAACACTTGAGAAGGAAATCGCCAGATGTAATAACATCCAAATGGCGCGTAAAATCCAACTCAACTCTGCTTATGGTGCTATTGG